TTTCCGCAAACCGGTCAACGTTGACCAAGACGTCTGCCGCGATTGCTGCGCGGTCGGCTGAGCTTGATAGCGGCGCGCCAAGTTCGATGAATGGGTCTTGCTCCCAGATGGGCGTGATGAGTTCGGCGGGTATCGGGGTTTGCTGCGCGTTTCGGCGTTTGTACGTCACTGTGCCGTTTTCGTCAATGTCGACTTTCAGCGCGGCGGGCGACAATACCCGTATGCGTGCCGTTTTGCCGCGAACAACGGAAGGGACACGGTACAAATATGCCGCGCCAAAAAGTTTGATACATGCCTCAACGTACCACAACATTTTTTGCAGGTCAGGTAGAACACCAACAAAATTCTTGTACTCCTCGCTCGTGTCTACCACGCTGCCCGCAGCGTCCACAATGTCGAAAGGCACATCAGCGAGACTATCGGCGCAAATATCAACGGCGCGCGCAAGGTAGCCGCTTTCGCGCCACGTTTGCATCAGGGGCGCGGTTTCGATGTTTTCGCCCGTTAGCGATTGCCACGCTTCGGGGGGTAGATTGTTAAAACTGGTTTTGTAGTTCATCGCGAATTGTCCTTATAGTTTCGCAGCATAGCCCTGTCTAGTCGCTCATCTCTGCCGGTTGGCTTACGCATCGAAAGCCGAAACTCAATAGTATCCCAATGAGTACCCGCCGCGTAGCCCTGCAACTTTTCAAGCGCGGTCAATCCGTCTTTGACCATCTCAATTATGCGTTTCCGGCTCACGTAGTCGCCCGCGCCTGTCGGGTGAAGCGCAAGGGCAACGTCAATCAAAACCCGCTCAATCTCGCCAAAACTGCTTCCATCGTCAAAACTGTTTAACAAACTCATCGCGTCACCTCATGCCAATAACCAACGATTGCCGTTTATCGCTTCGTAAAACGCAATGGCACGCGCCATCACGGTATCATCATGCAGCCCCGATGGTGCGCTATACGTCACGCGCCCATTGTTTCCCGCGCGTGCTTCGTATGCTTCAAGTTCTGCGCGTGCTGCGGGGTCGTCTGTCCATTGCCACTCGGAGCGCTCAAAGCCTAAAGCGAGAGTATCAATCATGGCGGGCTTACTTTGCGCCGTTGTCTGGATTGGCACAACCGGAACACCTAGCCGCGTCATCATATCAATCAGCGGGTCGCCTATGCTGTTCTGCTCCGCCGCAACCTTGAACGCGCCGGAACGCCGCGCCATATCCGCCACGCGCTCGGCTTGCACGGTGTAATCTGTGCCGCGCATTCGCTCAATGAAAATTTCGCGCTTGCAGTCAAGGCACAATGCACTAATCGCCGTGTAGTCACTCGCCTTGCCCCAATCTACGCCAAACAACACACGGTGTCCAATGTGCGCTTCGGGTGCATCGGCGCGCGCCGTGCAAGCGTTATCAAGGTTACGAAATACCGCGCCTTCGTTGTCCAAAAACTCGGCATAAATCTCTTGACGCAGCGCGTCCGCTGTCATGTCGCTTTGAATTTCAGCAAGCGCGGCTTTGCTCAGGTGCGGGTTGTCATGGCTTGTGAAGTGCCACGCCGCCCACCTGCCAGTGTCGTCCATTTTCGCCTTCTGGAACATCTGGAAGGCATGATTTTTGCGTTTCGGGGTGAAGATGAAAATGGCATCGCCGTCATTGTCCAGCAGCATCGGCGCGCCCACTTCATCCCAAACCGACTTGTTCATAATCGAAAACTCATCAAGTATCAGCAAATCGGCATGGTCGCCGCGCAATGTGTCCGCGTTCCACGCCGTTTTGCAGCGTATCCGCCCGCCGGTACTCGGCATCTCTAACAATCGCTCGGTTTTGTTGCGCGTCACCAAGCCAACGTCAATCAGCGGTTGCAAGATCTTTGTAATCGTGCGCCAATACGCATCGGTCTGGTCGCTAGTCGGGGCTGCTTCCAGAATGCGCCGCCCCGCGAGAATACCGCGCGCCGATGGTATCGCTACGCCCGTAGTTTTGCCGCCGCGCCGCCCTGCCACGATGACACGCCGTTTCGCCGTGCTGTTCACAAAGTCGGCTTGCTTGTTGTGCGGTCGGGGTATCTCAATCTTTAGGGTCGGCATCGTAATACTCGACAACAATCCTGATAGGCTCATTGTTATTCGGCGCGTCACTTGTGCCGCCGAACCTGTCACGCCGGATGTGCGATAACCACCACATGGACACGCCGGTCTCGCCGCTTTTGATAGCGGTTATCAGGTTGCCTTCTGCGGCATCGCTGATGGTGTTTTGCTCATCGTCAAACATTTGACGCAACTCGTCATCGGCATCGATGAACCGTTTCACCGCGCCCCACGTATAACCGGAGCGCCGCGCAATCACGGCAACCACGCCGCCGCTGTTGACGATGGCGGCTTTGATTTTTTGGCGGGAGAGTTTACGGCGGCTCATGGTGCTTTATTTGTAACTCCAAATTTTTTGCGCTTCAACGCTGTTCAGCGGTTCTCCGATGTACTCAAATGATGCAACAAGCCTTTTGCGCGCTTCTGCGTGCCACTTTTGCGCGGTGGTAGATGTTTTTCCCGTCAACGCTCTGCGAATTGTTGGGGCTTGCTTCATCTCCCAATTTTTCGACCTTGCTCTACTGCGTATCATTGCGGGGTGAGACGTTTCGCTAAGATACCGAAAACCAAGCCCTTTGCAAAGCGCACCGATAAAATCACTCAAAGCATTTCCAATCCCTACGCCCTGATAATCTGGTAGGCACACCGTTCTATGCTCTCGCTTCATGTTGCGCGCTGTTGGGTGTGGAAAATGCAACACCGCCGAAAACGCAACGGGAACACCATCCCAAAACGCAACAAAGCAAGCGGCTGCTTTGTTTAGGTTCGTGTCTAAGTAGTGATGTTTCCTGAACAACTGCCAAGCGTCCGAATGAACGCGGTATACTGCGAGTTCGATTTTCGGTCTCTGATGAAGCCACCTCCCGGAGAAAAATTCTCCCGTTGCTGGCTGATAAACCCAGTCCGGTTGCAACCAGTCCAAAATATCGTAATGACAAGACACGGCAACAAATTTTTTATTTTTTCGTCTGATTGTTTTTGCTATCGCCGCACTTCCAATTTGCGCGACGGTTCTATCAACAACGCTTGTAAATTCGTCAACTACAAACAGGTCTTTAGATTCTGCAACCATGCGCGCCATGTTTACGCGAAACTGTTCGCCGTTCGACAAAACGCGAAACGGGCGCACCCAAGAAGGCGGAGAAGAAAACCCAACCGAAGAAAGCAAATCGCAAATATCTTTTATGCTCATGTTCTTTGGAAAATCGTCAACAATGCTTTTATTGTCATCCCAATCAAACCCGCTCATCACTTGCCCAGCAAACAATTCTCGCGCAATGGTTGTTTTGCCGCAGCCAGAAGGACCAACAATCGCGCCGATATTCCAAGCGTCTGGAATTTCAAAGTCAACACTCCAAGACAATGAATTTTTTTTCGATGGTGGAATATCGAAAATCCCTTCCAATTGCATGACGCGCGGAGTTTTGATAATGTTGCTTTCTCTTACGATAGTAACGCTCGGCACTCTAAGCCCTCCAATAAAAAACGTTCAAGTAGTTCGTTTTGCGCCTCTTCTGTTTCGCATGTAATCAGCACGGCGTATTGTTCCGGCACGTCCTGAAACTCAAAATCTTTCTTTTCTTCGTCTGCTTCGCTGCCAAGAAACAAATCAAGTGCGGCAATGTCGCGCCGCAACTCTGCCAAATCATCAGCAGCAAAGTATCCCCCCAGCCCTTCCCAGTTCGCCAAAATATCCCAATCGAACGAACCGCGCGCCGTCATCGAAAGCACGGCTACATCTTTGCGCTCATCGTCTGTCAGGGGTCGGCTTGCTTCCATTGCCCATACCGTCAACGATGGATTGTAGGCTTTTGACCACACGCCGTCTCTTTGGTGTCCATCGTATAGGTCGCGCCGCCCGTCAGGTTTAACAGGGCTGACGGCAATCGTCTGCAATTGCCCTAAACTCTGCGTAGACTGCAATAATCGCTGCGCTTGCAGTTTTGACAATCGCTTCGGGTTGCCTTGCCACCCGTCAAGGTCGCCCAATTTGACCTGTACCGGCTGCCACTCTAAACCATTTGCGCCCTGAATTTTCAATGCTTGCTGCGTTTTCGCCGCCTTCGTCATTGCCACGCCTCCACGTCAATAATCACATCGTCACCAAGTAGCCGCGCCGTGTTGGTTTCAAAGGTGCGCGGCATCGGCGGGTCAAGGGGATGATAGCGCACGTCAAGACGCTGCCGCCATCGTATCGCCTGAAGTACGCGGTCATGCGGTAGCAGTACGCAGCCAATCAGCCGCCAACCGCGCGGCGAAATGGAGTAAAGGCTGGTGTTGAGGGGGCAGGCAACAGGGGTATCTGGAACATAATAAATCTAGCATACTTTTTGTCTTGTGCAATTACAAACATTATACATGTCTCACAAAAACACCTAAACCCCCCAACCCGCTAATCTA